ATCTACAGACAACTCATTTTTATATTTAGCAATTGGCTGCTCACCTCTTGCGTAAAGTCTTAATCTATGAAAGTTTCCGAATTGATCATAGTATCTACAGCTGCCTCCTTTACGTTTAAACCATTCGGATTCAACAGCGCGGGCTACTTTCAAGCCATAATCCATTGTAGATTTTTCAGCATCACTTGCCAATTGATTTGGAAATGATGCATTGATTATATTTACTTTAGCTGAATCTGATTTATACATATTTTAATGATGTTTTTCTTTTACATTTTCCAGCCATATATTTATACATTGTTCTTGGATTCAAACAATGAGAAAAAGCCGCTTCAGTAGATGAATTGTAATATATTCCAGTCTCAGTATTTAATACTAATTTAGATAAATGACAATTCTCTTTCATTTTAATTTTTGATTCTTCAGAATGCTTTCTTCCCTTTTGAGCTTGAGACATTTTTAATTTTACGCTATCAGGAATTTTCTTTCCTAAATGAGATAATGACATTTTTAATTTTGATTCATCTGAAAGTATCCTTCCGATATTAGATTGTCTTAATTTTTCTTTATGCTCAGCTGTTCTATTTTTAGCATAAATAGATTTTTTCAATCTATTTTCTTCACTAATATTTTCTTTTCTATTTGATTCAGCAATTTTCCTTTTAGTTTCTTCTGAATGTTTATACCCTTTAGTCCCTTCTCCTCCATCAGTCATATTTACTAATATTCCCCCATCCTTATTCTTTCTTCCATATAAAGCTATAAACTCTATTTCTTTTAATTTAACTTCATCATTATTTAAGTCATCCAAAATTATTTCAACTTTGTATTCAGTTAAATTCACAACATTTTTCCAGTATTTATTTCTACTATCCGTTTCATTTGCCCTAGAATAATTCTTATCATATCCAATGCCTATATAAAATGGCTCATTTTTATCAAGCCTTATATGTCTATATACGTATGCCATTATCGAATTATCTGACTACTAGAACCTCTATTGTCATATCTCGCAAAGTTAAGCATAATTTTCGATTTCTTAGGCTCTGTCTTGAACATATGTCTCCTTGTTGCCATTATTGCGAGTCCAGAACTGATAGAGGCATCAAATTTAGTTCTGTTGTTAATATCATATCTAGCCCAATCCTCAAGCGTTCTTGTAAAGTACATACTACCAACCTCCTCAGGATCTCTATAAGTCCCCTCTGTATCAAACCCCACATATTGCTCTACATAAGACTCTATACATGACGCATGAGTCTGCTTTATATCTTCAGATGTATTCGGTATACCTCCTATCTCAATCTCAGTTTTACTTAGTTGAGCTACGTGCTTATCAGGTCTGTTCATCGAGTATCCCCTGTACCCTCTGTTCTTGAAATGATACAGCATCCTAGCCTTGTTATTCTCCGCTAAGACTGGCATTCCATAAAAAACACATGCCATCAATACTTCTTCGAAAAATATATCAGCTGTCTGTGGTCTTGCTACATATTCAAGGAAGAACATATTTGATGGAACATCAGGATCTAATGTAGTTCCCGTAAGACCATGCAATGCTCCGTTAGAACCACCTCCACCAACTACACCTGATATGTCGTACGGGTCACATCCGAATGCGCCAAGCTCATCGTTAGCCGGGCATTTTTTGCCATTTTTGATTGTGAACTTATTTCTAAGTCTTTCAGGTGGTAGCCATGAAACAACAAAGCGTCCGTTAGGGTCTGGAGTCCAAACAACCTCAGAGTCTTTTACGCCATTCTTCCAATGGAAATAGCCTCTAGTCAGAACTCTATCTCTCATCAAAGAGTCATTGTAGTCTATCTGTTGGTATATCTTTGTTAGATTAAATAGTGACTGCTTTGATTCATCCCTGAATGCGTGAGATTCAGTTCTTGGATACTGACGATAAAATTCGTTCAATGCATCAGAGTCGCTCTTAAGAGCAGATACCTCATTCTCCCAATATGTGACAGCACCTACTCGTATCTCCCTTCCATCTATACCCATTATTGGTTTTTCAGGATCATCTATAACAGCATGCCCATATTCATCAATAAATCCTTCCATATTGTATTCCATCGGAATAAACAAAGAATATAGTCCACTCTTTGTCTGACCGTTAGCATTACGCTTCTTAGGATCTGAATCATAATATAAATCTTTGAAGTTCTGTCCACCTTTAGCTAGTGCATTAACAGTAGAACCCATCATACATTTTCCGACGATACGACTACCCAAACGAAGACATGTCTTTGTTACACGCCAATTGTTTAAGATGTTGTTTGGGACCAACCATTTTCCACTCTCATCATGCACAAGATTCAATAGCTTCTGTCCATCATATGAGTTGTCCGCAGTATTAAGCCAGTCAATTGTTGTATCAAGACCCAAGATTTCGTCAGCATCAGTCTCCGACATGTTCTTCTTGGTAATCTTCTTTGCAGGAACCCTAAACGATAACTCTGTCTTAGGATTGTCCATACCATCCTGAATAGGCTTGAAGAAGAATGGATAGTTCCTTACAATAGGAACAACCTTATTGATGAACATCTCCTTGGCATCGGCTCCTGTCTTTGACAATATACCTAACTTAGCATCCTTAGATATAGTTCCAATATTTGCCGTTTCAGATGACGACATGAACGAGAAACCTGAACGTCTGTTCTTTAGGTAGCACATACCGAAAGCTCTGTCGTCAGCCTTGCATGCCTCCCAAAATATAAAGAATATCCTATTTGACTCACGGAAGTCAGGAAGACCTACATCTATCTTAGACCACTGCAGATACATATAATGACTACCTGTGATATAAGTAGCCACTCCTTTATTAATAAACCAATGGCCGTTTTCTCTGTTCTCAAACTCTGACTGTATGTAGTCAACCCACTTTACCTTAAACTCATTAGATTTAGCATTCCATTCGAATATGCTCTTTATCCTTGACAGCTCCTGTGGATATTCTTTTGGAACCCACCTATCCTCTCCTTTTGGAATACCAATTTTTGGTACTCTAGGAAGGCCAACCTTTAGTCCGTTGATATCGTATACATCACCTAATGTTCCGTCCTTAGATATGACTACTACATCATATTTTTCATCATAGCCGTACTTCCACTCCTTACTATGTTTTACAGAGTTAGATATGTAGTCAGGAAGTATGCTATATAAACTCATTTCTTCTTCTCTTTAGCCATTGATTCAACAAAGCTAACTGGTATTTCAGCAGCCTTAGCCTGTACAGCTGACATGTCTTCAGCATTGCTTAACTGTTCAACTCGCTCAAGCATATATAAAGCGTCATCAAACGCCAATCGCTTTGCAGCTGCAGCATTCTTCATCTTGTCAGCAGATAACGCATCTTCAGGATTAGATACGATAGGATCCTTAAGTACACCTATCAACTCATCTATAGCCTTCATTGCGGCTTCTAATATTTCTTGTCGTTTACCAGACATATATTTTGAGTTCTCATTCTATATAAAATACGCCCATCTATTATGAACTCATATTCAGTCTCCGGACTAAAAACTACTTGGTCGCCTTCTTGGACGTTTTCTTGGTCGTCATTCTTATATACCATCGTTCCAAATAAAGCTTCATTTATCTCTGAAGATAGTATATCTTTTTCTTTTGCTTTTATTGGCTCAACAAAACAATATGGTGCAATAGCGCACCACTTACTATTTTGCTTCCTGTATAAGAACATCTCTTCAGTAGTAACCATAAAGGTGTTATCTCTTAAAAAAGACCAAGAGCTTTTCTCTCTACCCTTCATGTCGTAATAAAGCCTAAAGACATTGTGATGAACTATCACAACATCTCCAGGCTCTATCGGTCCATTGTAGTAAAGTGGCACAGCCAATACGACTGCTTCTCTATTAGTAGTAGTATGATCTTCCTTTGAAGCAGACACAATTAATTCATGCCCGTCAAATTCCTTTGTGTTGCTATATCTTTTTTTGCCTACAGGCTCTATGATAAAGCAATATGGAGATTGCATCAGAAATCTATTTTATATTCAATAGTAATTGGAACATTTGCATTTAAAGACTTCCATCTCAATATCTCGTCATTTCTTTTGATATAAATAACGACATGCAAATCCTCATATCTTATTGCCTCTATAGTATACGTCTTATCCAATACAGCCTGTCCAACGACATAGTGCATTGCATTTAAAAGATCATTTCCTATAGATATCTTTCGGATCATTTGAACGTTCCATTCGAAGCATCAATAGACACCTCTCCATATTTAGATACTAGCTCCTGCTGTAATAACTGTAGATTGTTTTCTGTTACATCAAGAACGTCTACGCTTCTCTTGTAAAATAAAGCTGCATCACCAACGCGATTCTTTGCTGTAACGTAAGCCTCATTTAGACCTCTTAGTCTTTCGAACTCCTCTTCAGTAAGTCCTTTTGCTTTTCCCTTTGACATTTTTATTTAATTTAATTGTTGTCGCAAATATACACTTTTTCGTGACAAAATAAAAAACGGAGGCCATTGACCTCCGAATTATTTAAGTAATGAAATACTTTATACGTTGTATACTCTTATCTCGATGAACTGATTTGATAATGCTCCGTCAGACAAAGATCCGCTGATATATGTAGCAATGCTAAACGTATTAGATGATGTGTTGTTTACCTTTACACTTCTTGTAACATCCGCTTCACCTGTTATTAATACAGGATATCCTTGGAATGCATTTGCAAGTGTTCCTACATAAATACCTGTAGTTGTTCTTGTCCAAACAATATTACCTATTGTGTTTGGGCCTAAAACCACAGCTATTGGAGCGTTAGTTGATGTTTGAGTTAAAACAGCTCTATATATAGAAACTCCTCCATTCAGTTCTGCAACATCTTCAGGTGATACGTTTTTCGTAGCTCCGGTGTCTCCATCGGAAGCCAGTAACTTATCGTTAACCTTTAATGCAGATGTGCCGTAATTATTAATATTTGCCATAGTGCAAAGATAGTAAATTAGTTAATTGGTGGAAAAGGCGGAGTTTCAACATCGAATGTTTCAGGTGTACCCAAAACTACATTGAGAGAATCATCGTATCTTATATACCAAAAAATAGGTGTGTTTAAACTTGCCTCTTGATATTCTACCCAATTCTGTGTTACGTCATCATGTGAAACAGGAATTCCGTAATAAGTATCACATGATTCCCTTGCATCAATAGCTGCCTGTTCTGTCGTGTATTTATATCCTGTAACTTGCATTAGTAAATTGTATAGAATGTGTTGATATTACCTTCAATGCCTGTCTTATCAGATGTTTTATCTGTAGAATAGATTATAGTTTCTTGGAAATTACCTTTTAAATAAAAACCTCCAGGATCAAATCCAAGTGCAAAATAAGTGCTATTCGTTCCTGCTAAACTTGCTTTAGTATCCTGTGCATCTAAAGAACCATTGATATAATATTTGATATTATTTGTTCCTGTTTGATTAAAGTTAGTAAATAACTTTTGAGAATTTAGCATAGCTGCTGTTCCAATGATATTAGTCCCTTGATCAATATATAACTGCATTTTGTTATCTGTTCCTAATTGACCAAAGAAATAACCTCCATCACCATTATATGATTTACTTGCTAATGGCGGATTACTATTTCCACTGATTATTTGAGCAGTATAAAAACAAGAAGTTAAACTCGATGCGTGTAAAATAGTATTGTCTGTTACCGCTAAGTATTGAGATGTACCATTAAAAGAAAGAGCAGGTTTAGAGTTGTCTTTTAATACTGTTCCAGATGTAACAATTCTCGGTTGATTAGAAGCTGTGGAATTCTCCATGTTTTTACCATTTCCACTTTGGTCATACCATTTAACTACAAATCCGTTGTTAGCACCTACGAATGTTGTCAATGCTGATTCGTCAAGAACATTGCTACCATCGTATCCTATATCTTGCTCTGTGTTATCCGAACTCCTACGCACACGAATCAATGGCCCTGTATATGCAGTTGCCAATCTACGTGCAGCAGAATAAGCCACAGCGGCTCCTGTATATGTGTCAAGAATTCCTGTGAATGCAGGAACTCCTGGCTGCACTAAATATGGATTGATTATCATGCTCTTGTTCCTATGATGGTAACTTTCAAACCTTTGGCTGTTCCATCACCTATCTGATCAATGTCAATAGTTATCTCAGCATCATCTGCCAGTGCAGTGTCAGATACAACCGCTGGTGTTGCCGCCGTTGTAGATGTCTTTTCAGTATTGTCAATTGTTAGCTTTGTTGATAGTATAGTTGTACCACCTTCATTGATGTCAACAGTGAAGATACTACCTGATGCTTGAGCAGTTGAAAGAGATGCACGAACGGCAGTAACTGTCATTGCATAAGGCATTCTGAAAGTAACCTTTGCAGTACCTGTAGTAAGTGCAGTAGTTTCATCTGATGCAGCCACCTGGATCTCAGTAGGTAACGATGCCCAATTAGTTACTCCAGATCCAGAGTTTGTTAAAAATTGACCAGCAGAACCTACAAATCCAGGGAAAACAAAAGATGTAGTTTGAGCCATAAATTGAGGAGCTCTTAGCTGAACATAATCTGAACCAGCATCAAAGTCTTCATAAAGTTTTATGGAACCAGAATTTGTAGTGCCTTGATTAAATACAACTTCACCTCCGCTAAATGTAAGTGATCTTCCAGACATTGTAACAATCCTGTTCGCGTCTAACGTACCGTCACTGTTATATATATTAGTATCAGCTGCTGAAGCCTCTGCTATAATATCGTCAATAGTATATGTTTCCTGATAGCTATTGCTTAGAGATGATCTATTCTCTGGAGTTGGAACATCTGGTGAAATACCAATAAACTTGGTTCCTGAAGGAATTGCTGGCATAATTTATTATTTTACGCAAAGATAGTAAATTAGTTAATTTAAAAAAAAGGGCAGTCATGCTGCCCGTTTAAAGTTAGTTATACTGAATAAAATCAAGAAATAAAAGCATTCCAGAAATCATCAAAAACAGTTTTTTCAGATGCAGATAAATCATCATATAAAAACTCTTCAATAGAAGTTGTTTCTACATTTTGAGTAGTTAAAAGAACAAATCTTTTTACTGGATATTCACTAACATAAACCTGATTATATTCAGCTTGTTTCTTTGATTCGCACAAATCATGAAATAAATCATATGAATCCTTTTGATTGCTTTGCAAATCTGATAATTCATACGTGTTCAAGACATCCTCATTTGTTGAAATGAGTTGATTTATGTTTTTGTATATTATGTCAATTTTTATCATTTTGATTAAATTAAGATGTTACCTTTTGAATCTGGGCTGTTTGATATTCCTTGAGTAACATTTGCATTTACAGCTGTTGTTGAACCTTTAAAGGAATTGTTGGAATATTTTAATGTGGATGCCGCTGCTGAATTTATACAATTTGCTGAAGTATTACCTACCTCAATTGCGCAATTACAAATAGCTCCAGTTGTTCCACTCATTTTTATTCCATGACCTGAAGCATTATTCCATGTACATACTACACTTGAATCCATTATATACACAGATGATATGTCAATAGCTGCTGCAGATGAAACATTGAAATAATTATTGTACAATTTGTAATTTTCTGCACCATAATTAAAGTGCAATCCAATAGTTGATCCTGTCGTGGCAAATGCTGAAGAGGAAGAAAAAGAACAACTATAAAAACAAATTCCAGATGTCGTTCTTGCTAAACAATTAAAAGCCGTACTCGCTCCAAATCCTGATCCATCAAAACATTTTCCTGTATTAGAATAAGCTGTACAGTTATATGCTGTTTGAGTTGTAAAGCAGGTTCCACTTGTTGTTGAATATGCAGTACATTCATAAGGAACCAAATAACCTCCATAAGCTACACCGCTTGTAATTTCTACAATACAATTTTTTGCGACTCCTCCATTATTACTGCCTATTCCGTTTCCAGTTCCTGTACAATTTACATAGCAGTTATTAGTATTTAATTCAATACCTGAGCTTTCGTTAATTACAGTTCCAGCACCATTAGTTGTGCAAATCAATCCATTTACTGTAGACCTTCCGAGCGCACCTACTTTAAAAACTATGGTGTTTCCAGATGTTGAAGTATAACTAACATTACATCCAAAAAAATTAAAGTTATTGTAAATGAATGTATATGTCGATGAAGCTGTAAATATTGGATCACCAGCTGACGAAGTTGTTGTTCTTTTAATATTTAAATTGAAAAAATTAACATCTCCATTTTTAGTTCCAGCTGTATCTGTAATAGTAAAAGTTGCACCCGAATTACTTGTATGATTGTAAGTATGTCCGTTTCCATTAATATTTACACCTACTTTTAATTCTACTGGAGTGGAAGTAGAATCAGTTGCATCTGTAAAAAATTCAACAGTTTGCCCACTTGTTGCTGCTGTTATTGCCGCTTGTAGAGATGAGTAGTAAGTATACGCACCTGTAGAATCAGCAATACCAAATTTACCTGATGAACCTCCAGCAGGAGCAGACCAACTACCATTACCACTAGCATCAGACGTAAGTACATATCCTACAGTAGGAGATGTAGTCATTTGGAAAGTAGTAGTCTTTGTCTTACCACTAACCTCTAACTTCTCGCCTGGAGTTGTAGTACCAATACCAACGTTACCGTTAGCAAGAATTGTCATTATATCTAAAGTCCAATTTGAAAATTGGAAGACAGGTCTAGTGACAACTTGAAGTAAACCAGTTAAACGTGTCTTAAATAAAGTAACAGGTGCTGTTCCAGTATCGTCAGCAACATCTATAATACCTTCAGTTTGTAATGCAGGTTGAGTACTAATACCTATTTGTCTACCTTGAACCATTGGTGCAAATACCCCATTTGTTGCTGTACCATTTGATATCTGAAGATATGCTGAAGAATCACTTACTTCAAATCTAGCAATTGCTTCACCTGCTGAAGGAATTGCTGTTCCTTTTATTTGTAATGGTACAGTTGGAGTAATATTAACAC